ATAAAAGTTGCATCCAAAGGGTTGACTCAAGGGTCAACCCTTGTTAGTATAGACTCATAGGGTAAGGGAACACAAATCAACCAGAGGTGCTATATCATGAAACTCAACGCCAACGAATTCCTCGCTCTCGATGAAATCATGAACGATATGAACGATATCGGAGACAAACTCGATATGGTGGAACTTGCTAAAGAAGGAAATTGGGAATACGGTGGCCATGGGGAAACATCCGTTGAAGATATCGCCGCTCGACTCGAAATTAGTGTAAATGCTGCTAAGGGTTATATCGGGTCACTAATCAAAAAGGGGTTGGTTGAGAATGTTTATGAAGATGGGATGCTTCTGATTACTGCCGAGGGTGTCCTGGAATGGGACAAGCGGTAACAAACTGAACCGGGGGCTTCGGCCCCCATATCTTGACCGAGGACTTTTATCATGGCTATTCATACTCTAATTGAACTCAAAAAAGCTCTCCCTAAGAAACACAATCCGAAAATGCAATGGCCATATCTCCATGTTGGTGGGTTGCGGATTGGGCTGTTTGATGATACATTCCTGATTCAGGGTGGATCAGATGTTCTGATCTATGCCCATCCGAAGAAGGTGCTTGAAACTGTGGAGAAGTTGCTGTGAATATCTTTTATCTTGATTCTGATCCTGTTAAGGCGGCTCAACAAATCAACCATCCATCCAATATTTGGGTCCGGGAAACCAAGAAAAATTCTTGGTTTCCCGGAATGGGTTGACAAATCCATCTCGGCTTGATAGAGTAGTACTTGTTGGGTGGTCCAACATTACATAACTGAAGGATGTATACAATGCACAATGAAATGAAACTCGACTTCGATGGCATCGGCTTTATCAATAACCGCGGCAAGAGCAAGTACTGGGGTATTTCTCAAGATATTCGGAACCGCTGGGTGATTTCGGTTTGGACTCCCCACGGTGATGACTATCGCACCAAGACCTTTTATTTCCATGGCTGCAAGCCAAGTGAAATTGAAGCGGCCAATGTGGCCTACCAGCTCTACAAGTATCGCGACCAAGCAATGCCCGGTAAGCCCTTTGAGGTGGTTGCCACCACCGGCAAGACTTACGTGATCGATCCTAAGACCAACAGCATCACCAAAGCCATCAAGGCTGCTGTTCCTGTCCAGACCACCATGTCCTTCTCCGAGAAACTCCAAGCATCCAACAAGTTCTCTGCCAAAGAAAAGCAACTGGTCCAGAGCCTGGTGGATGGCTTCATGTCAGACGAAATCAGTGTGGATGGTGTCCAACTGATCCGCAAGCTCACGGACATCATGTCCAAGACCTAAGTTTGGTGTGGTTGGTGTGCTCCTTGCCCTCTTCGGAGGGCTTTTTAGTATTACAAACTTTTACACAAAAAGTTGTTGACCGCTGGATCGGTTGTTGATAGTATGTACTCATAGGGTAACGGAACACAAACCAACTAGAGGCATCATATCATGAAAAACATTATTGTGAATATCATTATGGATTCCGTTGTTTCTGCTGAGGCTACTGATTATCACTATAAAGGTCTCAATGAAAATGATGAAGTTGTTTGTATCTATACTTCTAAGGGTTGGTCCGACGGCCCCGATGCTATCTCTTGGTTCATTTGCAAAGGTCATAAAGGTCATAAAGTTCAACTGGATCCCAAAAAACTGTTTCGGAATGGTTGACACACGGAACCCTAGGTATTAGAATATACTTGAAGGTTGAGGAAACGAACCTTCACCAAACCAAAAACTGATGAGGTACTATATTATGACTACTGCAACCACCACTCGCGAAGTTCAAATCCAGATCGCCCTCGAAGTTCTGACCATGGATGAATCTGGCAAGACCAAGGCTCAAATTGCTAAGGAGTATGAAGTTTCCCCGCGGTCAGTGACCCGGTATGCCGAAAAATATGAAGATGAAGCAATGGATCTTCTGGCAGGGACCAACGACCCCGAGGAGACAACTGAACTGAAAGCCGCTTTTGAACCCAAGGTTGAAGTTCAAGAGCCGGAGACCAAGGAAGAAGAGACAGTCACCGAGGCTGAAGAAACTCAGGAGGAAGTCAAGGCAACTGAAACCGAGGAAAAGTCGAAGCGGAAAAAGCGCGAGGTTGTCCGGGATGAAAATGGCCTGACCCCGAACCAAAACTGGTGTCTCGAAACTTACTACAAGCTCAAGGCATCCGGTGAAATGACCAAAACTCAGGATCGTCAAGGCAAAACCGGTCGCGCCAAAAAGGGTGTCAAAACTCTCCGCTATATCACCATGGAGATTCTTGAGGCACATGCAGAGGCAGGAACTCTCCTGAAGGAAAACAAGGATGACATCATCAAGGAAATCATGGAGGCCGGTGACTGCGAAGAAAAAACGGCAAAGCAATACTTCTCCGGTCACAAGATCCTCTTTGGTGGATTCCAAAATTAATCAAATTAGGTAAACTCTGGGTGGGGTCAATTGACCCCACCCATCTTAGTTGGTATAATGTGCATTCAGGATTATGGTCTAAATAGTCGTGAGCCATCGCATAAGCAACAGTAATTTTGGAGGAATAGGATATGGCAGGTACCAAACAAATTAATGACTACGCAGCAGAATACAACGATTGCATGGAGGTCCTGGACAAAGAACTTCCCGAATGGGTAGAACCAGACCCTGCATCATTTGGCCCCAAGGTTGATGAAAAGAAAATGTTTGGGGTGAATACCCTGTTTGGTGAGGATGAGGATGAGGACGAAACCTACTTTGATATGGACAAGCATTGGGTCGGTATGCCCAAATGTGAATCCAAAAACCTGATGCCTCACAAGCAGTTGATCGTGTCGTTCCAGACCGAGGAAGATATGATTGCATTTGGTAAACTGATTGGTCAAAAGATCACAATGAAGACCAAGAGTGTTTGGTATCCAAAACGTGATCCTATTGTCAGCACTCTGAATCGTTGGGTGGATGAGGGAGAAGTTGCAGATGACGAGTGAACAGTACCTACCAAAATATCCCATTTACATTATTTCGAAAGGACGAGCAGAATATCAGCTAACGGCAAAGTGCTTTGATCGTATTGGTATCCCTTATCGTATTGCGGTAGAGCCCCAAGACTATGATGCATATGCTGCTAATATAGGGGAGGACAAACTTCTAGTTTTACCATTCAGCAACCACGGGAAAGGTTCGGGCCCTGCTCGAAATTGGATTTGGGAACATTCTATTGAAGAAGGGCATGATCGGCACTGGGTAGCAGACGACAATATTTACGACTTCTACCGTTTCCACCACAATCGTCGCACAAAGGTAAACACGGGGGCAGGTTTCAGATCCATTGAAGATTTTGTAGATCGTTATACCAATGTGGCACTAGCAGGCCCACAGTATAAGTTCTTTTGTATGGATGATTACCCATATCCACCCGTGAAGCTAAATACTCGACTGATGTCTTGTATCCTGATCAAAAATGATATTCCACATAGGTGGAGAGCCCGTTATAATGAGGATGTGGATCTTTCACTTCGTGTCCTAAAGGATGGCTGGACAACTATGATCTTCTATCACTTCCTGCAACACAAGGCTAGGACGGGAACTATCAAAGGTGGCAATACCCAAGAGCTGTATGGTGCGGGGACATATGACAAATCAAAGATGCTTGTCCAGCTACACCCGGACGTAGTACGCCTAGCTGATCGCTACGGGCGCGATCATCACCATGTTGATATACGACCCTTCCAGCACATCATGCCACAGCTTAGAGACGATATTGAGCTGCCCAAAGGGCACAATGAATATGGCATGAAGCACGTAGTGGGATATGGCACCGAAGACCAAAAAGTAGAAGATAGCAAACCAAGAGGATGACTATGAAAACTGTTCTTGTAATTGGTGGGGCCGGCTTCATTGGCTCCAACCTCTGTGCCCATCTTGTGGATCTAGGTGGCTATAAAGTTGTATCACTTGACAATTATTTTACTGGGTCCACAACAAATCATGTGGATGGTGTAACCTATATCCGCGGTGAAGCCAAAGATGTCTATAATCTTCTTGGTGACCATGGTGTATCGGACGTAGATCTTGTTTTCCACTTTGGTGAGTATTCTCGGGTAGAACAGTCATTTGATGACATCAAATTTACCTTCCAAATGAACCAACAAATGATCCATGTGCTTGAATTCTGTAAACTGAAGAATGCCAAGTTGATCTATTCTGGCTCAAGCACAAAGTTTGCTCATGGTGATACTCAAGGATCCCACCAAAGCCCCTACGGTTGGACCAAAGCCACCAATACAGATTTGGTCAAGGCTTATGCCGAGTGGTTTGGTATCGACTATGCTATTGTCTATTTCTATAATGTCTATGGGCCAAATGAAATCAATGAAGGGAAATATGCTACACTGATTGCCAAGTTTACTACCATGATGAAGCTTGGCCAAGACCTGACTGTGGTTTCCCCAGGAACACAAGAACGAAACTTCACTTATGTGGGCGATGTAGTGAAGGCGTTAGTCTTGATCTCTGAGCGTGGGCATGGTGACGGTTATGGTATAGGTTCCGATGATGCTTACTCTGTGCTCACGGTAGCTCAGGCGTTTGGTGGGCATATCCAGATGGTCCCTGATCGTCCAGGCAATCGCCGCTCGGCAGATCTTGTGACAGAAAAGACCAAAGCCCTTGGCTGGGAACCGACACAAAACCTTCTTGAGTACATCAGGGGCCTGGATTATGAAACTTGAGGATCTTTATATTGATCTTGTAGACAACACACCGAGATCGGCCAAGCCTTCTTGGCCGATTTATGTTCCATCAAAGGGAAGGTCTGATTATTGTAAAACTATTGACCATTTCATTTTTGATGGTATCCCTGCTAATCTTGTTGTAGAGCCTCAAGATGAGGAAGCATATGTTTCTGTCTATGGGGATGAACCATTAGTCACTATATTAGTTCTTCCTGAAAACGATCAAGGTATCTCCTTTGTAAGGAACTTTATTAAAGATCATTCTGAGTCTAATGGCTACTTGTATAGTTGGACTATTGATGATAATATTATGCACTTCAGACAAAGACTAGATGGAAAGAATGTAAAAACAACGCCCGGTTGGATGATGCATATTGTCGAGGTAATCATGGAAACTTATACTAATATTGGTGGTATAGGTTTTATTCATGATATGTTTGCATTCACAAAGAAGACCGACGTAGAACTCAATAAACAAATCTACTCTTGTGTTCTGCTGAGACACAATATAGACTGTAGATACAGAGATGAAACCGTCGAAGATACAGATTATAGTCTTCAACTTCTTACGACTGGCCTATGTACAATTTTGCTCAATCGGTTTATTATATCTAAACCGGCTACAATGAAAGTCAAAGGCGGTAATACTGATACTGAATATGCAGGTGATGGACGCCTCAAACGATCTCTTGGGCTTCAAACTCAATGGCCCGAGGCCAAGTTTAAGATCACAGAACAATATGGGCGTGTAAAGATTAAACCATCCAAGATTTGGTCATCATTCAGACAAGTACCAAAACTACCAACTGATATAGAACTTTTTTGAAACGAGGAATCTAAATGCAACTAGCGATCATCGGTCATGGCTTTGTGGGGAAGGCCGTAGAACATGGCTTTTCTACCCCAGATGTAACCGCAACTATTATTGACCCAAAAGGCGGTCAAGATATTTCTGTTCTCAATAACAAGCAGATTGATCTATCATTCGTTTGTGTTCCAACCCCAATGGGTGATGATGGTAGCATCAATGCAAGTATTGTTCGAGAGACTGTAGACTATCTTGTAGCTAATGTTACTGGACTGATTGTTCTTAAATCCACAGTCACTCCAGACATTGTAAAGGAACTATCAGAACTCACTGATCGTTTTGTCTACAATCCAGAATTTCTGACCGAACGCAATGCTGCTCATGATTTTGAATATCCAATTATGCATGTTTTTGGTGGTGAACTTTGGGCTTGTGAGCAACTAGAACGACTGTATCAAGACTATAGCATTTGCAAACCGTGCCCAGTTTATTTCATGAAAGCCCATGAAGCAAGCTTTGTCAAGTACGGTATCAATAGCTTCCTGGCTACAAAAGTGGCTTGGTTCAATGAATTTTATGATGTTATCCAGACACACGATGGAAATTATGATACCATTGTGGAAGCCGTTGGCAACGACAAACGTGTAAGCTCCTCGCACATGCAAGTTCCTGGCCCAGATGGCAAACGCTGGGCAGCTGGGGCTTGCTTCCCTAAAGATATGATGGCGTTTAAGCGATTCGATGAAAACAATTATATGGAAATTTTGAAACAGACTATTGTTTCTAACAGTAGGGGTCGGTCTCAATATGAACTAGATGATCGCGAAAAAGAACAAGCCGTTAACTTTAATATCTCTCTATAAGGAACTACCACCAATGATCGTATCTCGCTATAATGAATTCCTTGCTCGTGTTATTGAATGGAACCGTGTGGCAAAGAATGGGCACAAGTTTGATGATGATGCCTTCCGTCTACAACGATCAGTGACTCAGGAAGAGCTTGACGAGACTGTTGCGGCTATTGAGCTCAATGACGAAAAGGAAACCATTGACGGCATTGCCGACATTTTTGTAACCGCTGGTTACCTTGCATTCATGAAAACCAAGAATACCGAAGCCGCTCTTCATGATCTTGGTGGCCCCATTGATGTCGCCAAAACTCTAAAGGCTATTGAGCACTCACTTCATAGTGGCCCTTCTCATCATGAGATTCAAAAGCTCTATGTTTGGGCAGCAGAAGCATTTGGTGAGGAAAAGGTGGAGCAATTCTTTGAGCGTGTTCTTAGTTCCAATGAATCTAAATTTGTTCCTGTTGACCAATGGTCTGATGCTGAACTAGAGCTTGCTACCAAAAAGTATGCCGAACGAGGTTTTAAGAACATTGTGGCAGTTGACGGAAACTTCAATGGAACTCCAGTCAAGATTCTTCGGGCAGACTATGGCAAAGGCAAAATTCTCAAACCAAGCACATTTATTGAACCTTAAGTACTAAACAGATGGGTCGGGTTTTACAATCAGCCCGATCCATATTAGAATATTATGTTCAATCCATGGAGGTTCACTAGTGCTATATACGTTCTATAAGCAAATTGGCAGTAGGATTCTTGTCCGATACAAAACAGAAGATGATCCACTTACTAAAACCAAAATCATAAAGAATTATCAGCCCACCCTTTATACAAAGTCTGATGAAGCCACCGGCATTACTTCCATCTATAGTTACAATCTAAAGCCAGTTCAACTTGAGTCAATCAAGGCAGCCAAATCATTTGCTGATCAGTATAAAGGTGTAGATAATTTTGTCCTGGAAGGCAACAATAACTATGCCAACCAGTTTATGATTGATCTATATGAAGGCCAATCACCTGACTATAGTGATGATAAGATTCGCTATGGTGCTATCGACATTGAGGTCTTTAGTGAGGATGGCTTCCCTTACCCAGAACAAGCCGAATGGCCCATCAATGGCATTACAGTTTATGATTCTATTGAAAGGGTATTCTATCTATTTGGTTTGAAACATAAGCCAACAGATACATGGAATCAACTTAAAAGTGACAAGGCTGTAAAGAATCTTTCTATTACATATTTTGAGTTTGAAACTGAAGAGGATCTCCTTCGGTCATATCTATCCCATATGCATGACCACCAGTATGATCTGATTACTGGATGGAACTCTGAGGGCTTTGACCTTCCCTATATTGTTAATCGTTGTAATAAGCTCTTTGGCGAGAAGTATACTGCAAAGATGTTATCTCCATTTGGAATGATTAACATCCGCGAAGTGACTGGAACATTTGGCAAAACACAACAACAAATTGAAGTTGTTGGCCTCCCCCATCTAGACTATATGCAAGTCTATAAAAAGCATACATATACACCCCGAGAAGCATATAGTCTAAACTTCATTGGTCATGCTGAACTTGGTGAGAAAAAGCTTAGCTATGAAGAGGCGGGTGATCTTCAGGATCTTTATAAGTCTGATTACCAAAAGTTCCTAGACTATAACGTGCAGGACGTCAACCTAATTGTTCGTCTTGAGGAGAAGCTCGGTCTATTCTCTCTTGTCTATGCTATGACTTACTATACCCTGTCTAACTTTGAAGACACAATGGGTACTGTAAAGATTTGGGAGCAGTTGATTGCCAAGTTCCTTTACAATAAGAATCAAACGCCACTATTCAGGCATCAAAAGAAGGAAGATCGGGACTTCGAAGGTGCATTCGTAAAGGAACCAGTTCCTGGCTTTTATGATTGGGTTGTCTCTAGTGATCTTAACTCGCTATATCCTCATCTTGAACAACAATGGAACATCGGACCCGAAACTCATGTTGGACCAGATGAACTTCCAGAGGAATTGGCTGAACTCAGAGACAAGTATACATTCAATGATGTCTTGACAAAGAAGGCTGATCTGAGTGCCTTGCAGAAACATGGTGTGACCATGGCAGCCAACTTTGAATTTTATAGAACCGACCAGATGTCGTTCTTCTCTGAAATCAAGCGTGATCTATATGCACAACGCAAGGTCTTCAAAAAGAAAATGCTTGAAGCTCAGCGTGATAAAGTTGCCGAATCAGACCCTAAGCTAAAAACGCAGCATAATGATCTTGAATCCAAATATAACAATATGCAAATGGGGCTAAAAATTCTGCTCAATGGCGGTTATGGAGCCCTTGGGAACAAGCATTTCCTGTACTATATGGTAGAGAATGCAGAGGCTATTACTCTATCTGGACAGCTTGTTAATAAATGGACGTGTGAACATGTCAACAAACAACTAAAGGCTATTCTGAATACGAAACGAGAAGTCTGGGCTTATTCTGACACAGATAGTGGCTATTTTACTCTAGTTGATTTTGTCAAGACTCTGCCCAAGGAGTATGATCTAGAACAAACAACCGAAGCAGTTATTCAGTTCTATGACCAGATTATGGATCCAATGATTACCGATAGGTGTCAAGAACTATCCGACTATATGAATTGCTATGAACAACGCATGTTCTGGGATAGAGAGATCGTGGCCAACAAGGCAATTTGGATAGCCCGTAAAAAGTATGTCATGACTATTCTTGATAGCGAAGGGACACGCTATACCAAAGGCGAACCTAAACTAAAGATTATGGGTATGGAGTCGGTCAAATCTAGTACGCCAGAATGGTCGCGTAAGCTCCTTAAAGAGATGTATCATATTGCCCTGACGGCCGATGAGGAAACGCTTCAAGAGCGATATGCTACGATCTATGACGACTTTATGGGTTATGACATCAATACCATTGCTATTCCTAGTGGTGTCAATGGTCTTGAAAAGTACTATGATAAGGACAATCTATTCAAGTCGGGTGCACCAAAACATGTAAAGGCTTGTCTGGTGCATAATAAGATGGTAGCCGACTTGGGTTTGAAAAAGATTCAGCCAATTGAGGATGGCTCAAAAATCAAGTTCATTGAACTCAAACTCCCCAATCCAACTGGTCATCCGGCGGTAGCATTTGATACATATCTGCCAAAAGAATTTGGTGTTGAAGAATATGTTGACCGAGATGCTATTTTTGAACGATCATTTGTGAAGCCACTTAAGATCTTTCTAGAGTCTATTAAGTGGGAACCAGAATATGTGAATACTCTGTTCTAACATATATACATGAAGTCCGAGGTGGGTTATAATTGGTTTAAATAACCCACCTCGGTTATCATATTAAGGATAACATATATGCAGACAAAACTAAAAATTAAATCTAATTTTGGTCTAGATGAAGTTGAACTAAATGCAAGCATCATGGCTCTCACCAAACAGATTACAAAGCTCCCAGTTGAAGTAGAAACTATTAGCAGCGAAGCCTATAATATCTCATGCCCCTGTTATGTAGTGACATATGACAACCAAACTGATCTAAAGAAAGCCATTACTATGTTTAATGACCACCGATATGTTCCGCTAGACGGCTTTGATTCCATCCATCCAAATGATTTTACAATCAGTCTTGAAAATGATATTATAGATCAAGCTTTTGAACATCTAACAACAAAGAATCTTGGTTATCTAGAAGAACAAATTAATATGTTGGACTATATCTGCTCGGATATAGTTTCAGAACAAGAAGATATGAAAACAAAGATTGATGCCCTTTATGCTTTCTTTGAGAAATCAGGTGTGCTTTATTATAAGCAGACCATTGAAGCTCTATTGGAAGTATTAGAACAAAATGGAGTTCTAGGCAAGAATTCTATTCGTGAAACCGTATTTCAGAAACTACACTAAAGAGGATATAACTTAATGTCTCTAGCAGATAGCTTTATTAAAACTACCAAATTCAAAGGCGCCGGTCAATTTAGCAAGATCCTTGAAAGGGAAACAAAATATAACGATACCGGAATTTATGCACTTAATCTTGCTTATAGCGGAAGTTTATTTGGTGGTACCCGTGATGGTCTATCATCCCTTGCAGGTAAATCTAAATCATTTAAGACACTATTTGGTCTTATTTCCGCTAAAGCATATCTAGATGCTAATCCGGAATCATTTATGCTATTCTATGATTCAGAGGGTGGTGCGTCTCAAGAATATTTTGAATCGGTGGGCATTGATACAGATCGCGTTATCTATATTCCCATTATGAATGTTGAAGAATTAAAATTTGACCTTATATCTAAGCTTGAGGAAATTAAGAAAGAACACGAGGAGGCAGGCAAAACTGGCCAGAAGTCTAAATTTGTTATATTCATTGATTCAATCGGTAATCTTGCTTCTATTAAAGAAGTCCGAGACGCTTTATCAGACAATCCGGCTGCGGACATGGGATCTCGCGCAAAAGCTTTAAAAGGTTTCTTTCGTTTGGCCACTCCTTATCTGGCCCGTTGTGAAATGCATATGATTGCTATCCAACATACTTATGACGAAATGGCAGCAATGGGTGCACCAAAACAAATTATGTCGGGCGGCACTGGAGGTATGTACTCTTCAAATGATGTTTTTATTGTAGGCAAAAGACAAATTAAAGAAGGCAAAGATGTAATTGGGTGGCAGTTTATTCTTAATGTAGAAAAATCTCGTGTTATTAGAGAAAAAGCTGCTATTCCATTTGAAGTTCTATATGGAAAGGGCATTGATAAGTACTCTGGTCTTTTGGACATTGCTATTGCAACTGGTCATGTTATCAAGCCCAAGATGGGTTGGTATTCCAGATCAAATGTTGAGGATGATAAGAATTGGAGACGAAAGGATACATCGTCAGCTGAATTCTGGAACCCCGTCTTAGAAGATCCCAGTTTTGAACAGGCTGTTAAGTCTATGTACTGTCTAAATGGTGGCGATCCTCTATTACAAAATAAAATTGATGCTATGCTTAACTCAAATGAGGTCGTTGATACCGAAACAGGGGAGATTCACACTATTGATTCCTGACTATAAGTAAATTAAAATAGACTATAGCTACGGGTGGGCTTTATGCTCACCCATCTTTAAGTTTTAAGGGGATCAAATGGTAAGTATTGAAACATCGATTTTTAGAGGACTGCTATATAATGATGATTTTGCCCGCAAGTCTATTCCATATATGGATGAACTTTATTTTGATGGTGGCCACAGAACTCTATTCAAAGTCTATAAAGAACTGTTCGATAAGTATAACAAGGTTCCTACTATTGAAGCCTTGGCTATTAGTCTTCAAAAGTCATCTATTACAGAACAAGACTATTCGGAAATTCTTAGTGTTGTAGAAGAGGTTGCTAAAGAACCAGAAGAAGTTCCCGACACACAGTGGCTTCTTGATGAAACCGAGGAATACTGTAAAGATAAAGCAGTCTATAATGCTGTTTATGAATCCATCAATATTCTAGAAGGCTCTAACCAAAAGTATGATAAGCATGTCATCCCCGAGCTTCTAGATGCAGCACTTGGTGTTTCATTTGATACTTCAATCGGTATGGAATTCTTCGAAGATGCCGAACGCAGATATGAACTGTACACAGCAGAGAATTCCAGGATTCCATTTCCTCTAAAAGCTCTCAATGATATGTCAAATGGCGGACTCAAAAAGAAATCATTGAGCTGTATCTTGGCCGGCACGAATGTCGGGAAAAGCGCGTTGATGTGTTATCTTGCTGGTGAGTTTCTAAAGCAAGGTATTGATGTTCTTTATATCAGTATGGAAATGGCAGAAGAGCTTTTATATGAACGCGTTGAGGCTAACCTTCTGAATACAGATACGGATAGTCTAAAGCGAATGTCTAAGGAAAAGTATCTATCCGGTATTCAAAGTATCAAAGGCAAAACAAATGGTCGATTCTTTGCTAAGGAATATCCAACCAGTGCAGCACATGCCGGCCATTTCAGGCATTTGCTCAAAGAACTGAAACAGAAAAAGAAATTCAAACCCCAAGTTATCTTTGTTGACTATATTAATATCTGTGCTTCATCTCGTTATAAAAGTATGAATGGAGTCAATTCATATTCATACGTCAAGGCCATCGCGGAAGAACTTCGTGGTCTAGCAGTAGAGTTTGATGTACCTCTAGTGACTGCAACCCAGATAAATCGTTCTGGCTTCAATGAAGCATCACCTGACTTGACATCAACTTCAGAATCATTTGGTCTTCCTGCAACTTGTGACTTTTTCATTGCTATGACTACCGATGAGGTTCTTCAAGAGAATGATCAACAGATGATCCACCTTCTGAAAACTCGTTGGGGGAACAAATCCAAAGTGAAACCACAACTTGTCGGAATTGATTTTAACAAGATGCGCTACTATGATATTGGTGGATCTGATGAAGTCAAATCAAAAGTTGGCCAAAACAAGCCCGAACCAAAGAAGGAAAAGAAACGATCCGTGGATGACATCAGTTGGGATTGAGGGGTTTGACATCCCTCTTTTAGTTTGTTAAAATAAAACTACAAACTGAGGAGAAACTATATCATGAGAACACTTGCTGAACTCACTGATCTGATGTACACCACCATGGACAAACATCGGGACCATATGGACACCAAACCCGAACTTTGGAAACTCAAAATTGAGGATATAAAAGAGCTTGGTGTTTGCTATGGTCATGGCAAGGTCATTGTTCTGAATAAGTGGATGGTTGAGAATAGCCCAATTGACCAGGTCATTGACACCCTCATGCATGAGATTGCCCATGCCATTGTGGATCTTGAGTTCAGCCCCACTGGGCGGGTGATGATCCATGGCAAAGAATGGAAGAAATGGGCCCGAAGACTCGGTGCTGCACCCAGGGCTACAGTTCCCCTGAGCAAACTTGGTGAGGGGGCAGTAGAGAAATTCTCAAAGCCTCGGCGCCCATACAAATACCATATCGTTTATATTGACAAGATCCACAATCCTACCAAGGTTGAGGTTGTCTCTTCATGTAAGAAAAAGCTTCTTAATCTCGGGGAGCGTGGTATGAGGGGTCGCCCAGAAACAACTGATAGACTCTGGCATATTACAGTTGAGGATTATGATCGACTCAAGAATTCGGGGGATCTGAAAACCTTAGCCACAAAATGTTTCCGATAGGATTGACAACCGCCAAGGATGGTGATATAATGATTTTACAAACTGAGGAGAAACTATATCATGACTAATCTTATTAAAGTTGCTTTTCCCAAAATCAACAAAACCTGTGATCTCAAAGAAACCGATAAAGAGATTGCTGCTGGCCATTATGTTCAGAATTGCAAAGTGATGCAAAAGGTAGAGGTTGGTGATGCTGTCTACAACCGCCTTGGCATGGAATTCATGGACAATGTAAATGAAGCCATCTGGGGTTATATTGGTGGCTCTGCATCGGATGATTCCCGGCTTGACAGTGTAGAACACCCCAACGAAATCTTCAATAATACAGAGCTCCGAGATATTTTCATGGAAACTTGCTATACCATGGTCACCGAAGTCATCAATAAAGATTCCGGTGATCGGTTCTATGTGAATACTGAAGGTTTATGGCTACACCCGATATGTAGGTCGAGCCGTCTGAGAACTGCAACATGAGCGTTGGTGGGGGTTGACCTTGATAATCCAATGGGTTATGATTCCACCAACGCTTATACAACAGAAGAGGATTATACGATGAAAAAGCAACAAGGTTTTACTCTCATTGAGATGGTCATTTCACTACTTGTGATATTTGGTGCAATTGGTTGGGTGATGAATATCTATTTTCTTATCCAAGCAGCAGCCTCCGAGATCTGGATTAACACAATCATTCGGGCCATTGGTGTTTTTATTCCACCGGTCGGCGCGGTTATGGGCTATATCCCCTTTTAAGGAGCTTTGATATGATTTCTGGACTTACTAAAGAACAAGCTATTATCGTTACTGCTATTAGCGGAAAACTATTTTGTAAGAATTTTTCTGTCTTTCATGAAGCAGTAGAAAAGAAACTTGACCGTCCTATATGGACACACGAGTTTGCAAGCAAAGAATTGAGTGAAGAGATTCGTGAAGTATTTTGGGATGACTTTATGGAAATGATGGAGAATAGCAACCATGACTCGTAAACTGGTAACCCACCGAGAAATTTCTGACGTCTTTGTGCATCCAAATGCAGATGCCTTAGAACTTGCCCGAGTGGATGGGTGGCAGGTTGTTGTAAGGGGGGGTGAGTTCGTTCGAGGTGACATGTGTGCCTTCTTTGAGATTGACTCATGGTTACCAGCGGATGATGAACGATTTTCATTTCTGGCCAAATCCGGTACCAAAAAAGATCCATCCGGAAAAGAACGAATCCGACTCAAGACCATCAAACTTCGTGGCCAATTGTCCCAAGGTCTGGCTCTTCCTTGGACTCTTTTCCCTGAACTTCATGGCCTGCCTGATCTGAGTATTGATCTATCGGAACATCTGGACATCATCAAGTTTGAACGCCCAGAGCCGCAGGTGACCAATGCCGCAGGTCATTTCCCCGAATGCATTCCGAAAACCGATGAAGAACGCATCCAAAATCTTTGGGATGTTTTCAAGACCATCCATCGTGACACAGAATTTGTTCCCACTCTGAAGCTTGATGGCTCATCATGTACGGTGGCATACTTTGGTCTGAACTATGATGACCATTGGAAGAATGAAGATTCATATGATGACTTCCTAGAAAACACAGGGACCAAAATTGGTGAGGTTGCCGTTTGTTCTCGGAATCTGCAACTCAAATATGATACAAATTCTCACTTCTGGAAGGCAGCCGAAGCAGGTAATGTAATTCACGCTGTATCCGAATTGGGTCGTATCGGAAACTTTGCAATCCAGGGAGAAGTTCTTGGTCCGGGTATCCAGGGCAATAAAGAAAAGCTAACTGGATTTGACTTCTATGCTTTTGCCTTGTATGATATTGATTATCGGCGCTACGTTGATTGGTCAGAAGCAAAGGATATGTTAGAAAATCTTGGTGTGAAGTGTGTTCCTGAACTGACTAGACCAACACGAGTCTTCAAACACTTTCATTCCCTAGATAACCTGCTTGCTTTTAGTGATGGTCCAAGTATCAATGCTAAACATCGTGAAGGAATTGTCTGGAAATCTGTTGGGACGAAACCACAAGTTTCGTCCAAGGCAATCTCAAATAAATTTTTGCTTTCTGGTGGAGATGATTGATATGGCTTTTATTGATTGGATTAAAGAAGAGGACCGAGGTAGTCTCTGTGCATTTGTTATTCTAGAATGCATGTCCAAAGTCGGTATTGAAAAATTTGGGAACTTTGATTCTAGTAAACTTGAAGTAGAAATGAAAATCAACGGCATTGATGTTGACTTCAAGCAATGTATGGATTATATTGATTCTCAGATTGATGATTTCAAAGCCAGAGTTAAAGATGAAGTGCAGGATGATGTGAAGCGTGATCTAATTTTTAAGCTGGAGAATATGTGATGAAAAATGAAAAGCTTGTCGGAATCATTTACTCGCCTGGGTTTGGGGCGGGGTGGTCAACTTTGGGCGCCCCAGAAATGGCACTTGATCAGGAGCTTGCCCACGCGATAGATCAGGGACTTGATCATGATAAACTTGTAGAAATTGCAGAAAAGAATTGGCCCGATGAGTACCGGGGTGGTCTTTATCAATGCGTAGTGGAGTGGGTTAAGCATGGCCAAGAATTCCGAATTGATGAATATGACGGAGATGAAAGTTTGGTGCTAGAAAATGATTTTGTTTCTGCGATTCCGAATCATGAGGTAGTCTAATGAAACTTGATAACTTTGAAAAAGTAGAAGATCTTGTTAAGCAACGAAACAGGATCTTGATTGCCATTGATAAGTGTGATAAGTATTTCGAGAAAGAACGAGATTATAATTACTGGGGGCAACTTTCAAACCATGATGATGGGTCGGGTGAAGTTGTAAACCTTTGTGGCTGCTTTGTATTGGATGATGTGGTCGAGGCAACAAGGGGTGTTCTTAAAACCAAACTTGGTGTAGTTGACAGCCAATTGTTTGATCTTGGCATAAAAGTATGAATATTTTCTTTGTCCTGTTCATCGTCTTTCTCGTACTAAAACTAACAGAAGTCATTGCATGGTCTTGGTGGCTTGTGACTCTACCCCTCTGGTGGCCAATTAGTGTTATTGTAATTGGTGCAATTGGTATGCTACTGGGTAGATCGGTTATAAAAGCAGCAGATTCAACTGAAACTCTTTACCACAAACTGAAAAGGAAGAAGTAATATGACTGATATCGTAATTCCCAGCAACCCTGCTGATCTTAAGAAACTGAAAGATGGTGTCCAAGAACTTGCCAATTCCATGACTCGTATTGATGCCGAGCGGGACTTTCAAAAGGATGCTCTGACTGATCTTGAAGAAGCCACCGGGATCAAGAAAAAGCACATCAAACGCATGGCTACTGACTATCACAAAAATCAATTTGATGAAAAGACCGCCGAGTTCGATGATTACACAAGCTTGTACGAATCTGTGATGGAATCATAAGAAAATCAACCGGGGTTTACATGCCCCGGCTTTTTTGATATTATGGTCTTGCACTGAACAGGAGCTAATGCACCAATGAAACTTAATCATGAAACACAAGACGTACTGACCAATTCCCAAAAAGAATCAAAGTTCACCATCAATGCCTCTGCTCAGGCATTCAAGATTCTTTCTGACGGTCTCTATGAGCACAAGATTGCAGCCATTGTGAGAGAACTGTCATGCAATGCCTATGATGCTCATGTAGAAAATGGCAACCAAGATGAGCCATTCAAAGTAATTCTTCCAAATAACCTTCACCCATACTTCGAGATTGAAGACTACGGCATTGGTCTGGATGATGATGGTGTTCGGGAAGTCTATACTTCCTACTTCACATCAACCAAGACTAATACTAATGATGCAATTGGAGCGTTTGGACTTGGTTCTAAGACACCGTTCTCTTACACAACATCATTTACCATTAGGGCTAGGAAGAATGGCGTAGAGCGACTCTACAACGCTTATCTTGGATCCGATGACGCACCATGTGTTAACATGATGTATGAAAAGGAAACCGCTGAGCAATCTGGTGTCAAGATTACAGTTCCTGTGAAAGAACATCACTTCTCGGATTTTCGGGATGAAGCCAAATTCATTCTTTCGTTCTTCAAAACTCAACCCATTGTCAACGACCCGACATTTGAGATTGCTGTTCCTGGTATCATTGATGAACTAGATGCTCAAGGTCTAGTGACTCGAAAGTTTGCTATGACAGGATCCAGTCTGTATACTGGCCGCATCTATGCCGTTATGGGTGGGGTTTGCTACAAGCTTGATGAATACTGGATTCGTGGTGCGGTGGGGAATAATTATCTGAATGATATTGTTCTTGGTTCATCTTGGCGCGATCATCGACCAACTCTTTTTGTCAAATTTGAGATTGGTGAACTAGAAGTTGCGGCTTCTCGTGAGACTCTGTCGCTTGATGAAGACACTAAATCATTTGTTGTCCAGCGCATCAAAGACAATGTTCAAAATCTGAAGAAGAAAGATGAAGAGACTATCAATGCTCAGGGTCACCAAGTAAAAGCTCTAGAGTATATCATTGACCAGTATAATCTTGGCTCGCTTTCATATGGCATTTTTGACTATAAGGGCACCAGTCTTCATGATATTGCTCACCGTCGTCTAATGAATGGGCTGATTGAGTTTGAGCGATTTATAGATTCAAAGTCTTACTCTTGGAATAAGAAAAAAGTAAATCGTTCGACTGTAGTAGATGTCGAGACTATTGCTCTTGCCGAGACTATCAATGGTCTGTATTATACCGAAGGGCAGAAAAAGACTTCCCTTGTGAAGTTTGGTCGCCAAATTACTCCAGACAAAGGTAATGGCATTGCTCTTGTTTTTGATGAACCACTAACCGAACACAAACAAAAGCGCATTGAGCAACTTATTGGTCGAGAGATTAACTGGTATAATCTTCAAGATCTCAAAGATGAAGAAAAACGAAATAAGCCGGTTGTGTCTACCCCAAGCCAAGGGCACGATCCAGATTACAAGCCACCAGGTGAAACTGTAGTCCGAGCAAAGAGTGCTGTATTCAAAGTTCAGGGAACTAGTAGCTCAAATTACTCGCGGGCTTCTGATCGAATCGAGCTTGATACAACCGATACTGTGTTCTACAAGGCCGAAGCTTCAAGTAATACATTTCACGAAGGTGTTGTCGTCTATAAAGGCTATAATCTTTCTCTAAATGCACTAGAGGGTATCTTTGTTGACCTTGGACTTGAACATGTCGTAATTGTCTTTAAAAATGGACAAAATGCTAAAAAGCTAGAAAGGAATAATGTTCCTTATTTGAATGAAGTTATAGATCAATATCTGATTGACTTCAAAGAAGAACTTGAGCTTGCTTGGCTTCATGAACGTCTATCAAGGACTGTACTAAGTACATCAAGTAATGTAAGGGAGCTAATGGAACTGACCGAGTCCGCTGTAACTAAAGACTACTTTGAGGAGCTTGAAGAGAAGTCATTTAAGAAACCTGTCCCAGGTGCCATGCGGTTTATGGATAGGCTTTCTACCTACATGACAGATCTTTTCGTTGATACAACCGGACTTCAAGAACGCGTGACTGAATATGGTCGCCTCTATGAAACTTATAAGGATAAATTCCTTGAAACGTATCCTATGCTTTCGTTTGCTACCAACAAGTATTATCTATCATCTGATGACAAAAAAGCTGTGATTGACTACATCACTATGGTTGACTCCCAGAACCAAACCGATTAATATGGATCATGTGGTGTGGGTTTACGGACCCACACCAAACTAAACCAAGAGGAACACGAAATGCCTGTAACTGTACTGAGTACACTTGAAAAAGCTAACATCTATCGTCTTTGGATGGATGGTGCCACCAAAAGCTCCCTCGCCAAAGATTATGATGTGTCTACTCGTACCATTGGTCGTGTTATTGAAGAGCTCGAGGAAGAAGATCTTCAGACTTCCGATGTGAGCTTTTATTATGACAAAGAAGAAGGTCTTGATCTTGAAGAGTGGGATGATAATCATGACGATTGGGAGGACGAGTATGAAGAGGAATATGACGACTATGAGCTATCCTATGATGAGGGTCTTGAACTGACCAAGGAAGAATACTTCGTTGTAGCTTCTGGCTCTACTATCAATATCACCAAGCTTGTTAATGGTGATCTTGTTGGTCAGGTCGGCATTGACAATGATAATGCCAAATTTGAAGAAGTGTCTGATCTTGTTTGGTCCAATCGTGGTTCACAAGATTCCCTGGCACAAGCATATGGACTGCTTGATCGTAAGACCTTCATTGAAAAATACTCGAATGGTCTTATCACAGTTGATCCGGAGGCAGGTCGAGTATTCTATAAGGTCGGAAACCAAGAACAAGACTTTGCTGGACAACTCGTGCCACGACTCATTTCTGCACTCGAGGATGGCGGTGAGACTGGTGAAAAGTTCCTTGGTCTGGTCTCCTTTGCGGAGCGACTCACCAAGAACCCATCATATCGCGCAGTCAATGAGCTGTATAACTTCCTAGAAGCGGCATGCATTGATATTGACGAAAACGGCTATGTCATTGCATTCAAGAAGGTTCGTGGTGACTACACCGACATCTACTCTGGTAAGTTCGATAATAGTCCAGGTCGGGTGTGTGAAGTGCCTCGGAACATGGTAGATGAGGATTCCAATCGGACTTGCTCCTACGGTCTCCATGTATGCTCAAGCTCATATCTACCTTACTTCGGCTCATGTTCTGGGAATCGGGTAGTCAAGGTCAAAGTTGATCCCGCCGATTTTGTAGCAGTACCGGGTGACTATAATGACGCCAAGGCCCGGGTCTCCAAATATGAAGTCCTATCTGATGATGATTGGATGCTTGCCTAACTTTTGATCATGGGGTTCCGATTATGGAACCCCAGTTTAGTTTAGAGAGAATACTTTATGACTCGGTCTTTATTTGATCTTGGTATGGTCATTGAATCCCGCCCAGACCTCGCTCGCTCAAAACTAGAACAACATAAACCAGTTTATATGTATCATGTGTCTCCTGAACCTCTCCACGATGACAATACACTTCAAGTTAAAATGGAACCAAAAGTTATTTGGTCTGGTGAAGATGCCATTTATGATGTAAAGCGTATTTGTGTTGCCCCAACCATTGAGCAATGTCTTGTTGCAATTTGCCCTCGCCGTAAACTCAAGCATGAGGATAGATTCTATGTCTATCGGACCAAAACCAAAGTCTCCAAAACGGGATTTCCATGGGGTGTGATGGACGCTACATTGACCCAGGAGCGATGGATTAGAACTACCCGTATGTTCCTATTGGTGGCAGAAGTTCCGCGCTCATGCGATGGCTTAGCAACCAGATACAATGACTTTGGTTATACCATCTCGTTGGACTTTTTATCCAGGGGCGGTCAAGATGATTTCCCTCGTCAACAAAACGAACTCTATAGATTACGATCTTGGTTCAAGAAACATGACCATCTATTTTTCAGTAATAAATTAGAAAAGAAACGCCACGATAATCAGAAAGCTATGAAGCTGAGGTTGAATCGCGATGGATATGAGAAACTACGTGCATCAGGTTCTTATTGAAGAGAATCCATATATAGACTGCTATGATGTGAGAGATCGTTATATTACCTATGAAGACTTGGCGGCTAATATTTGCTTTGATCTTCAAGAAGGTCTTGATGGAGCAAAAGTCAAAGACCATATTGTCTATTGGCTTGCCACAGAATTTGGTTCAGAAAACTTAAATGAGCATGCGGTAGAACGTGTCTGTAATAGAATCAGAGTTATGATCTATTCAGATGAAGTCAAACAAAACTACTTCAATGGGTAATCACTATGGGTAATATTCTAGAAACTCTAGATGATATTCTGTCTACAAATAAAGGCTATACAACTTCATACCACAGAAAAGATTCGGATGAAGTTGCTAATGTCTACGAAGCTGTAGATAATATGGATGAAACACAATTAGCTATGCTTGAAAAGAAAATCAATATGCGAAAGGAACGATTGCAATTCTTGAAGGAACAAAAAACTGATCCTCGGAACTTTCCTACCTAATATCAAGGGCCACAATTGTGGCCCTTTCGTTTGATAAATACTATGGAACAGATCATTAAAGTATACCAAGGAACTATCATTCATGTTTAAATCACTACAGGACTTCATTGCCGAATCCTTAGACAAGCATTACACCTTTACCCAGAATACCAAAGTGGCCAATTATATCTATGGTCAATATGAGTTTGAGCATGGTGGTACTACTCTTGTAGTGAGGTTCCAAAATGGAGCCCAATATGGTAAGCGGGTTTCTGTTATTAAGTTTGGGCGTAGGGCTGGAACTAAGGTCTCAAAGAAACTTCCTCCCATTGGTAATATCCGCCCAGTCCTTGCTACTGTTGTTGCCATTATCAAATACCATATTGCTAATACAAACCACCCGGGTGGCAAAAAGCGACTTCATGGTTTTGCTCTTGAACTAGATGCTGAGGACCATGGCAAGTTAGTAGATATGGCTGGACTTATTCTTCGTCGTATCTTCAAAGAGTATAAGGCGTTTAAGGGCATTGATGCCAATATGTCTAATGCTTCCGACAAGACTATCTATCTAGCCCGCCGCGGTCGTAAGTTTGACCAGCTCTTCACTGCCGTTGAGCTTCCATATGAAGATCCAGAGGATGATGAGGAAGATGATGATGCATATGCTGCATCGACAATGTCTTATGATGACGATATGCAAGATAATGATTATGATCTAACTAAAGCTAAGCCTGACAAAAGTGGTATCATCAAACTAGGCATTTCCAAGCTTAAGAATGAAGAGCCTCCTGTAGAAGATGATGAAATTGGTCTCGATGATTTCGATCCAGAAGATCTTGCTTCTATGCAAGCTGTTCTGGATGGTGATACAGATCTACTAGCTACATTTACTACTCCCCCGAAAGATAAGTATCCCCCTGGTTATTATACCGATAATCATCAAAATATTTTCCTGATACTAGCAGATACAGGGACTTCTTACCAAAAATCATACTCTGTTCTGGTTCGGGATAAGTCAGATGGTGAACTAGAAAAGATGTCATTTTCTGAAACATCTTTGGATCTAATGAAGCTTTCTATGATCCCCGTGGGTGTTAAAGGGATCCAAATGAATGTGGCTAATCAGAACCTAGTAGTTGCATATCAGATTATAGGTAGCGATGACATTCATATCTTCTCTGGTATGTCAACTACCAAGCTTCCAGTAACTAATTCTACAGTCGAATCGCTTGGTATTACTCCACAAAATGAAAAAAATGAGTATCCATTTGAAGAGCACAATGTTCCTTTTGCTATCAATGTTGATGCTGCTACAGGTGAGTTCTTGAGACTCAGATCTGTTACTATGAGTGATCTGGAAGCGCTCAATGATGTAATCCTAGATCCAACCATAAAGAAAAATAAAGGTTTTCTTCTTCAGCCAACAAAAACCGTACTAAAGAATATGGTTACACATGATCATGAAGTTTATTCTAATGCAGATAGTGATGTTAAACAAGCAGTACAAGACTTCCTCGGTGGTAATGTTCTTGACTCACTTCTTGATGAACCCAAACAACCGGACACAGATAAGAAGGAAGAAGACTTTAACAAGGAAATTCAGTCCGATTTCAAACCAAAGCCAGAGCCTGTCTATAAAGGTTACCCGGAAGGCTTTAGTTTTAAGAAACACAATCTATCTGAGCTAAAAGGCGGTTCTGATATTCGTTGGGGTCGTTATGGTTCTGATCCAGAACGAAAGATTGATCTTGGTTATGGCATTTCGTTTGATCTAAAGACTTCTCTAACTGATATGAGAAATCTATTCCGCGGCTTCCAGAATCTCTCTGGTGCCGACAGTGACAATATGAAGAAAGTTATCCGGAAGTATATTACCGAAAAAGAGCTTGGTGCTACAAAAGTTATCAAGGATGTTTTTGATGCTCAACACAGCACACCTTCTCTTAAGCTATCAGGATCTTCTATTACTTCTATTGAACGGTATACTGGTAGCGAATACATTGCTATGAATAATCGTCTACGTGACCCAAATGCACCAACATTTGGAAGTACAGACGAACATATTGAAAATCTAGATAGAGCATTTAGTGAAGCTGGACTAGTGTTTCCTAAAGGTGTAACTGTCTATCGAGGTGAAAGTAAATCGGATGATGAAATTGCAGAGCTGCGGGCTGGTCGTGAAGTCTTCAACCATTCGTACTCATCTACTTCACTGAAACCTACTATTGCCACTAGCTTTACTAGGGCGGTTCATGAGATTCCTGCTATTATGGGCTTTGGTGATGATAGTGATTTCTCTGTAGAAAGGAACTACAAGCGTAACAAACTTGTAATGTCGCTAGATGGACTTGAAAAGATCCCTGTTCTGGTCCCCGGCGAGTATTCAAACTTTGATAATGAAGCTGAAGTCATTCTTCCTCGAGGAGTGAAATTCAAACTAGCTTCTGATGATCTGTTTGAACCGCACCCCCGAGTTTGGATTGGGCACTTCACTGTAACTGGGATCCAAGGTCTAGATACTTTGTTTGAAAGCAACACATTCCAGAGCTTCCGCATGTTCACTGAACAGACAACCAATACTGAACTCAAAGTCAAGACTATGCTGTTTGATATGATGGCCATGGATTATGTTTGGGAGGATTATGTCAAGACAGATGAAGAGCTTGAAAATATGCAAGAGTACTTCCGCAGAATGATGCACGAAGGTTGACAGCCAGGGCCTTATGGTTTATAGTATAACTGTAAGGCCCAATTCTATTATGAGGATTCGATTATGTTCTATACTGATATCAAGTTTATGCTCGACAGGTACTTTGATGGTGAGGTGGCAGCACCCAACGAGCTTCTTCGGGCTGCCAAACATATTCACAATATGGGCGGCTATGACCATCGAGAATATCAAATGGTAGTTCATGCCATTGAGAACCACTACGATCTAATAAAAAGCACCTTTTCATCCATCAAGGAGTCCTAATGGGCTCCTTTATAGCATGGATAAATAGTTTTGAATGTCTACAACTCAATGGAGAAAAGCATGTCAAAACTACCACTATGGGCCCGCAAGCCAAACCATAAAAAAGAAGTTATTGCCACCAGTCGTGGCTGGATGGTCAAGTCAACCGGTGAGTATCTCAAGCTCGTTAAAGATCTAGATGCTCGCTTGAAAGAACTCAAGGATGAAGTAGAAGAAGTCGTTCTAAGCGTTGCTGAGCCTGTGGTTGAAGAACCAATCACCCAGGAAAAGAAACCCACTGAGACAGAAGCTCACAGTGACTCAGAGGTATCTACCAACGAATCCGAGGTTGTTGTGGAAGAGATCAAGGAAGAAAAACCTAAGAAGCGCCGCGGTCGTCCAAGTAAAAGCAAAGAAGAATAAGCTGAAGCCAAAATGGATTTGACAGAACAAACATTTTATATTTACGCCGCCCGATATTACGACAATCCATTCTGCTTCAATGAACAAGAGTTCCATGATGACTTGAAAAAGATTGGAACCATCAAGCGCATGATTGCTTGGTCCAACAATGGTGAGAAAGTCAACATACGGCTATTGATTAATAATATTGTGTGTTTCTATAATGTTTTTGAGCATCATGCTGCTTCGGAACTGATTAGTCTAAAAATGACTGATGAACATGTTCCAAAGATGAATGCTGTACTTTTGTTTCTGTCACTTCCATTGCTTGGTGATGGACAATATGATTTGTTGTTCCATCGACAAATAGCCCAGGAGTTTAAAGATAGATGAAAAGTTTTAGAGAATTCTTGGCCGAGAAAGCACCACCTGGTAAAAAGGCCGAGGACTGGATCAAAGCCAACAAACAGAAGTTCAAAGATGAATATGGTGATGAATGGGAACAAGTACTCTATGCCACAGCATGGAAGATTTTTGGTGAGCAGATTGAAACAATTGATGTTCAATTTTATAATCTGTTTGAAGAGATGTCAACCGCTAGTTCGACAACTACTAGTGGTGTAGATAATCCTGACGCTAAACCACTCTTCAAGAAATCAACTGTATTTGGTAAAACTTGTCTAGAAGTAGACTCTGATACTTATCATGCTTGTATCAAGGGAAAGATCCCATTCAAGCGTTGGAAAAACTATGTTGGTGATAGTGAATTGGAACAAGAAGTAAAGAAACTATATTATAAGAATAAGAAACTATTACTTAAAAATTCTGATACTGGTTCCATAATCTATTTAAAATAATGGTTGACAGTCTATAAGACAAGTGGTAAAATAATTTTCCTCCACCCAACTAATACTAAACTAAAATCTATAGTTGACTTTTATCTAAACCTAGTATAAAATAAATATAGATTGAACTAACTTAATTAAGGTGTTAACTTATGAAAAACTTTAAAGAATTTTTGTCTGAATCAAAAAATACATATTTTCTAAAAATTAACTTTAGAAATAGACTAGAAAATGATAAGATCAATGATGTTCTTAAAGATTTAGAAGATTTTGGTGACCTCAAAGATTTTAGAACTCAAGGTAAAACAATCCATGCGGCTATAGTTGTAGATATGGATGACTATTCTTCTGTAGATGATCTTGCAGATAACCTTGATACATTCGGAAATACTGCTAGTCTAGAAATTAAAGACTCTAAGAACAAAAAAGTTTACTAAAGGACACATGACTATGAAAAGTTTTAAAGAATTTTTGACTGAAATGCAAGTAGATATTAAAGATCTAATTAGTAAAGATGATCTTGCTAAACTAGAAAAGCATTATGGTGGTAATGCTGGTACTAAGAATATCTACAATGACATTCAAGACTACAAAGCAGCTCATGCTCAATTCATTAAAGATCCAGATGCTGTTGCAGATCGTGTAAAGCGTAATATGGTACAAACTTCTAAAGCCCTCAAAAAGATCGGCAAGGAAGACGGCATCATTTAATAGCTAAATTTTGGTTGACTTTTGAACCACATGGTATAAAATGTATCATGTGGTTCTTTAGTATATGGAGACTATATTATGTGGGACAAACGAAAGAAAGCAAAGCCCATTGATGAAGAACGTTGGGATCGTCTTGTTGGATCAAGATCAAAGCCCAAGAAACGAAAGAAGAAAGATCAATTTAAATCTGAACTGGTATTGACAAAGCCTGCTGCATATCGCAGTATTGATGTTAATCGTCTTGACACCAGAGCCCATCATACATACAAAAAGCGTGATGAACGGTATACAGGTGAACTTGCCGAACGCGAACGGTTGGCTCAAGAAGAATTGGAAAGAAAGAAAACACGCGTGGCACCTGCATATTCAAAAGGTGCTTATCAGTACATATCCGATGAAACTGATCTATCTGATCTTGGGAGAAAGAAATGAAATCTATTGTCTATAGCTTTGTAGCTGCATTTGTACTAATGACAATTTTCTTATCCGGAAGTACATTCCTTCATTTGTTTGGTGTTCTGTATATTTGGGTAATTTCAATTATACTATTTGGTCTAGTCGGTGCAATGATTCTTCTTATGAAGATTGCTAATTTAAGCTCAGAAGATGCTTTAAGTGATGAACTAGTTGCTAAGATCAAGTCGCTCGAAGCTTATGGCATTCGCTATATACTATTCGGTCTGAGCATTTTCATTGCATATCTTGCCTTTCAAGTCGGCTATGAAATGACTGCCGTTGTCTATGTTGGGACTCAAGTGCTAAGTCAACTGACTATTGCTTGGTTCAAAACTGCTTCCGTATTTAAGGATAAGACATGAGTGTTCGACTCTACATTATCACTACTATATGTTTACTTGTACTAGCTTCTATGTTATTATGGTACCAGTTTGGTGTATGTAGATCTGTCGGAAATTCTATTTCATATTGTATTCTATTCGGAAAATACTATTGGTAAATATATGTTTGAGCTTTTACTTCTTGATAAGGTAATGACAGAACAACATCGATGCTTGACTGAAGCCATTTACCATGAAGCACGAGGAGAATCATACTCTGGTCAGTTGATGGTAGGTTTTGTGATTGAAAATAGAGTTATGTCGGATCAGTTCCCAAATGACTTTTGTCAAGTGATCGAGCAGCCATGGCAATTTTCATTTACTCATGAACTTCCGACTAGAACAATGCATGAGGAAGATGCGGCCCAATTTGCAGCAGCAGTTGCAGAAATTATCATGACCACACCCAATCCGCTTCCCGAGACTGTCTATTACTATCATACACATCAAGTCAATCCCCCATGGAATTATGATCTACTTGATGTGTATGCTGTAGTAGGTAATCATAAATTCTATGAGGAATTATACTAATGCTAGATAATCAAAAGACTGGTTTTAAATCACCCAATGAATTTTGTCTTTATCTAGAAACAATCAAACAAGAACAAGACTTTGACTCATACATCGAGACCATTGTTTGGTATTCAGAGCACGAGTCTGATCTTGAAATGGATCAATTGGCTAAGTATCTGAATAAGAAGCTAAAGGATTGTATTGCTTATGAAGCAAGGACTATGAATATGCTTAAAGATAATGAACCTCTAGTCAATCTGTTCTGATTATGCAAGGCTTTTCTCTTTATCAAACTCATACGGCTTTGAATCTTCACTTTGGTTCAACTGACTATGATTACTTTAAGTATCATGGGAAGACTAGAGTAACTCTTGATGGCTTTAAAAAGAATCAGTTCAAATGGCAATATGCCGGTTTAGAAAAGAAACTAGAGCATGTGCTTTGGTTTATGTGGAACCAGTACAAAGCTAATGAGTTTTCATATCTTCCGCCAAAGCAGTTGATCTATGGTGGGAATAAGTGGCTAAACCAAACTCCTTGGTTACACCCAGATGACTATGAGCTTGCTGTAATCTCAACTGATCTCAAATGGCTATCAAGTCGATATGCTGGAAGCACAAAACTTGTAGAAAAGGGTGATATGTATCCTGCTATCTATGAGGACTATAAAGAAGGAAGTATTGCATTAGAAACTATATTGCTTATTTCGGCTTATATTTCTAATGTGTTTACACTAGACCAATCAGATGATATTATTGGTTGGCCGATGGTTGTGGCGGATATGTCTAAGCTTCAACCCTTTTGTCTTGAACTCTTTGAACGGACTACATTTATGGAACTTTTCTCAAAAGCCTACTTAGGCAGTGATAAATAGAGTAGCTTAGGATCGGAAGATCAAAAGCACCTTTACTAAAACATAGGAATCTAAAGAATGTCAAAACTAGCTCAACTAAAGCGTAAGTCCGGTAACAACTTAAAGAAACTCCAAGAAAAACTAGAGTCTGCAAGTCAAGGTGGTGCTCCACGCGACGAGCGGATCTGGAAACCCAAGTTCAATCAAGACAAGGGCAAAGGTACTGCTATTGTGCGGTTCCTGACTCCAAAGGATGGCGACCCCTTCGTTGAAGTTAAATCATACTCATTCAATGGCCCCGGTGGTAACTTCTGGGGTGTAGCGCGCCAAACCATTGGAGAGGATGATCCCGTCCAAATTGCAGCCATTTCTGCATTCCGTAAAGCCAAGGCCGATGGCGATGAACGTCTCCGCGAAAAGGCCAAAAAGTGGCTTCCCAAATCTCAGTACTATGCTAACGTTCTGGTCATCAAGGACGAAGAGAACCCAGAGAACGAAGGTAAGGTAAAGATCTTCCAGTTTGGTCCTCAGATCTTTGGCTTCATCGAGAAGGCTATTAAGCCGGAGTTCGACGATGAGGATCCAATGGACCCATTTGACTACTGGTCTGGTGCCGACTTCAAGATCCGTATGGTGGGGCGCGAAATCCCTGACCAGCGGAATCCTGGTCAAAAAGTTCTTGTGCCTAACTATGAGAACTCTGAGTTTGCTCGCCCTTCTGAATTTATGGATGGTGATGAGGATAAGATTGAAGAAATCTTTGAACAGACCTTTGATCTTTCGGAGTTTGTTTCTCCGAACAAAGTCAAATCCTATGATGAAGTTGCTGATCTGTTCAAGAAGGCTACTGGCCATTCCCACAAATGGCTCACCGCCGAGGGTGTGGAAGAACATGTGGAAGAAAAGGAACAGAGCGATCGTCTAAGCAATGAGCAAGACAATGATGATGGTTCCGATCGGTACCGCGAGAAACCTGCTTCTGAGGCAGCTACTAACGATCCTGACCCATCCGAAGAGGATGACGATGATGATCCGGTAGCAAAATTCCGCCGACTTGCTGCTCAAAACAAAGGTTGAATATGAACATGGGAGACTTCGGTCTCCCTTTTAGTCAAAGGAAATTAAATGGCTTCTTATACTACCGACAGTTTTATAGAAAAAGCAAAAGAAGTTCATGGCAATAGATATGATTATTCTAAAGTCAGCTACATTGATGCTAAAGAAAAAGTAACTATAATTTGTTCAGATCACGGCGAGTTTACTAAATCTCCCGCTAACCATTTAAAGGGTCAAGGTTGCCAATGGTGTGTAGGTAAAGGTAAATTATCAAAAGAAGATTTTATAACTCAAGCTAAAGAAGTCCATGGTAACAAGTATGATTACAGTAAAGTAGACTATCAAACCAAAACAAAAAAAGTTATTATAATTTGCTCTGAACACGGTGAATTTCACCAGTCACCAAAAAATCATTTAAAGGGACAAAAATGTCCAGGGTGTAGCGGTAAGCTTAAGTTATCCCAAGAAGATTTTATAGCCAAATGTAAAGAAGTACACGGTAACAAATATAATTATGATAAAGTAGTCTACGAAAGTTTAAGCAAAAAAGTAGAAATTATCTGTGATGAACATGGATCTTTCTTTCAAAAGGCATCTTCTCATATAAAGGGGGCAAATTGTCCAACTTGTGCCAAAAGCAAGAATGGCTTGGGAAATTCTAAGGGACAAGAGGCATATATTAAAGCTTGCTCAGAACTTCATAATTACAAATATGACTATTCAAAAACAATATATGTAAATGCCAAAACACCTGTTATTATAACTTGTCCCGGCCACGGCGATTTTGAGCAAAGTTCTGATAGCCATTCAAGAGGAATAGGTTGTCCAAAATGCTCTAGTTCTATTTTAAGTTCTAAAGCAGAACTAGAATTAAAAGATTATATAGAAACTACTTTGGGGCTAAACATCGAGACAAATATAAGAGGTATCATAGGGAGAAAGGAACTTGATATCTATATTCCATCTTTAAAGATTGGAATTGAGTATCATGGTCTATATTGGCATAGTTCACAGTTTGTTTCGAATGATTATCATCTAGAAAAATTAAAAGCCGCAAGTGATAAAGGCATTAGATTAATACAGATTTTTGAAGATGAGTGGAGAGACAAAGAAAATCTTATAAAAGATAGATTGGCATTTTTATGTGGCTATAGATCAAAGAGAATCTTTGCTAGAAAAACTACAGTAAGAAAAAGCACTAATGCCGAAACAAAAGCTTTATATGATAAGCACCATATTCAAGGTCATATAACTTACGGTCAAAAAGTTTATGTTTTAGAATATGACAATGAAGTTGTTGCAGCTATGAGTTTTAAACAATTAGATGATAGTACTTGGGATCTATCTAGATTTGCTTCATCTTGTTCTGTTGTTGGTGGGTTTTCTAAATTACTCAAAGCTTTTTTGAAAGATACAAAAGAAGCAAAGTGTATTACATCATTTGCAGACTTAAGATGGTCCGTTGGCGATGTTTACACAAAGAATGGTTTTTATGAGGTATATAGAACAAAGCCAAACTATACATATAATGAGACTGGGGTTAGAGTCAGAAAAGAACATTATAGACACAAATATTTAAAAGACAAACTTAAGATCTATGATCCCTCAAAATCTGAACTAGAAAATACATTAGCAAATGGTATCTATAGAATCTATGATTGTGGTCTCATAAAGTTCCAATATGATGTTGACTTTTGATAAATTGTGGTATAATATTAACCACAACGGGGAAAGTCATGGCTCTACATCCATCTCAAAATCCATACTACTGTCGGGATTGCAATGATACCAATCCACGGTATACAATGGACTTCAAGTGTGAAGCATGTGATTCTATAGTTTGGACCAAAATAGACAAACAACGTGAAGAGGATAGAGAAGAACATGAAGAATAGTCTGGGATTTCTTAGCAAAATAGAAAGTTATGATCTAAAACTGCATGATTTAGATCCAGATGGCGCATGTGAAGGTTGTAAAGGTCCCATTTCTTATGGAGAACTTAGAGCTGCGGGCATATGCTCTGACTGCTATTTTGAAAGCTTTGAGGATGAAGATGATGAAACTGTCTGAGTATACAAAAAAGATAAAGCCTCTCTATATTGCCCAGAAGCATATGGTAGGGGAATATGGATACTGTGTTCTTTTTAATGTTGAATATGATTATAGTAGCGTGGATGAATACAAAGACCAAGTTAGAAAAAATTTAAAAATGTTTGTTCAATACGAAACATTAGAATCGGACATTTCTATTGATGAAGCAATGAAATTTCTTGAGTCATGATGTGGTTTCTTGGCTATCTTACCTTGAGCTGCGTGATTGCACTGCTGGCGCTCATAGCCAACAGGGATGAAGCTTGGCCGGAGAAAGAGTCTATTTGGTGGTTCTTCCTCTGGCCCATCTTTGTTCTGCTCTTGGTGATAGTCATTCTTCTTTCTATCTTACTTTATACGAGTGATCTTAACCAATGACTACTGTATTTTCATTCCTGTTCTTCTGGACTATAACGGGTATGCTTGCTGGTCTTATTTTGACTGTTGACAAGCATGTACTAAGGGATTATACTAAGACTACGGTTTTGTTATGTCTATGGCTTGGGCCGTTCTGGTGGTTTGTTCTTCTTTTAACTGTAGCGAGGCTTTATAATGATTAATATGAAACTAGCACAGGAACGTGGGCTTGATGAAGAGACTATTGAGCAGATTGGTTTGACTCAAAGCTTTCTTAATGATGTTCTACATGACCCAAGTACGCTAGTGGCTGATCCAGAAGATGTTCCTGGCTGTATTGAAGAATGTGAATACAAGCTACAACGCCTATGGGGCTTTGAGGTTAACAAAGACTTCCATCGCTACAAGTTCAGAGTGAAGTGGTGTAAGTGTCCGATTCTGGATAATGATGAACTACTGGGTTGGACAGACAGGCGATACATCAATATGAACTGCCCATTTCATGGGACCAATCCTGCTTTAACTTGGGATGATAAGAGGTTCGACTAATGGGTAAAGATTGGTATTTCCTCAGTATTATTTGGTTAGTGATTGCATTTCTTCATACCTACTTTCAACAACCAGTTGAATGGTACGTATATGTTGCATCATCGCTATTACTTTCAGTTGAATATTTTTGGAAGGCACGGGAGAAACATAATGTTTGATATTGACGACATGCTAGACGACGGTCTTGATTATAATGAACTATGGCAAGCATTAGATGCGTGTGAAAGCGCGTTAACTCCATTCAAAACAACTAAAGGCGGTAAAGCTATTATGAATATTATTCGCAGTGCTTTAGATGATATTGAAATGAAAGAAGCCATGGGAGAATTTGATGAGAATCTGGATTGATACAGAGTTCAATGGGTTTCAAGGTGAACTCATTTCCATGGCACTTGTGTCTGAAGATAACAATGTCTTCTATGAGTCGCTTGGATGTGGAGAACCATGTGCTTGGGTCCACGAAAATGTCATGCCCATCATCAACAAAGATCCTATTCCAAAGGCTGAGTTCTGGTCAAAGCTTGAAATATATCTGAATCAGTGGGATTCTATCCATGTTATTGCAGACTGACCTGAAGACATCGCTCACCTTTGTCAGGCACTGATCTTTGGACCTGGGTATGCTATACCTACTCCAAACAAGATGACCTTCGAGGTGAATCGAGAGATTGATGCAGAATCAGAACTACCACATAATGCCCTTGCAGATGCCATTGCTATTCGCAATATGTATCTTCAGTTAGAGTCAGAACTTTTAGACAAATGGGATGGGTGTTCGTGATGAATGAACACGGAGAAATTGCAGCTTTAGTCGTCTTCGGTCCATTAATTATGGTGTGGATTGCACTTGGTTTTAGAGTGAGTTACAATATCCTAGTACACAACAATATATGGGGTAAAAAGTGATGAGTGAAGTTACAAAACAACTTGAAGCGTCTGGCTACAAGAAACATATTGCTGAGTTTTACCAGACTCTAATGGGAACAGATACTCTTTATCAAAAGCGCATTACTGATGAATATGGTACTCGATACTTTATCAATGCTTGGTATTTCGATAATGCTATTTTAAAGGATTCTGTTCAGTTCGATGTTCAATTCACTATAGACGAAGATGCACAGGATCATATCAATGTTACACTAGTCACAAATGATATTGGGTTTGCTGAACATGAATTTGCTGCCATTTGGGGTAATTTGATGTATGAATACTATGAGACTTGGAGCTAAGAAATGAAGAAGAAAGTTGAGTTTATATCTCGAGGACAAATGAAAAGGTTCATTGAGACGCGTGAACACTTGAATGAGAATGTGGCTATTATCTCTATCAATGACACACCGTATGAGTATGATGAGATGCTGGAGTTGCTTGAAGGATCTAACTTCTCCATTTCCATGTTTCAAGATACAGATGATAACAATGGTATTAGTCCTCTTCAGGCTAAGTGTCTATTGAGCTTCATTGATAAGAACTATGACAAGGACTTCTATGTCCACTGCTTTGCTGGAGTCAGTAGGAGTGGTGCGATTGCAAAGTTCATCAATGAATATTTAGACTGTGGAATCTTTTATCTCGAAGATTATAATGGTCATAATCGAAGAGTGTACAATCAACTAATGGCTGCTGCTGGGATGAGTCTTGCCGCGCATTATGAAGAACTGGAGAAACAAGACAGGAGATGGTAAGATGAAAGAATCAAAATTTATTCTAAGAGCAAACGGTCAATGGTCACACTCTCCAAGATTTAAGCCCATCATCAATAATCTTTTGCGAAAAATCCAATTCTATAATTCATACGATCCTTATGTAATAGCGTCTGTTGTTGAGTTTGAACACAATAAACAAACGCCTACTTTACTCGGATACAAATTTACGAGGGTTCCTCACAAATGAATATAAGCTGTGAAGAACTAGAGAGACAAGATAGGATGGTTAAATGATGGGTAACTTCTATAAAGGATTTTGTCATGGCGCCGTTCTTTCGGTATGTGCTATAGCCGTGTTTCTACTAATGAGGTATACGGTGTCATGAAAGTTTGTGCTAGATGTTTTCATTCTACTGATGAATCATATTGGGTGTACAGAAAACACAAAGACCTGAAAGGACTAATCAAGTCATGGCAGTGCCCTAAATGTGACTGTTATACTTTTTTAAGAGGCAAAGTACAATGAGAAACGAAGAACTAGAATACGAAGAGTTTGCTCATCTAGAAAAGATGGCATTGATGTTTACGTATAGAAATGGAAAGATCCATGATGATGGATCGTGGGGAGAAGTTAAAATTAGCCCTGCTGCACTGAAAGATCTTTTGATTGAAGCTTATCTAAAGGGGAAACACAATGAAATCTGAGTTCAGACAAATCGAAGTCTTCATCACATCAGACGGAGAAGAGTTCCTAGATGAAGACAATGCACGAGAGCATCAACATTATTGAGATCAAGCGCCGCATTAATTTTGTCTACCCAGCTTTGTACTGAGTCGCGAAGTGTAAGTCTAGGAGATGTCATATTAGTTTAGTCCTTTAGTCCGCCAATGTCTATTTCATCATAGAAGTGAGTTGGTACTTCCCATGATAGTAGACTTGAGTTATGCCAATTATACTTAGAATAGTCTGACCAATCAGATGGTCTAGCTTTGCTTTGCCATGCTGTATGTAGCCAAGCAAAGTAAATTTTCTGGTTGAAGCATGGGCAGCCACGAGTTTCATGGCCCCTAAAATCATTATGACCCATGAGTTTAGCATCAGGCCAACGCTCATGAAGCTCTGTTAATAGTTGATTGAGTGCTGTCCATTGGTCGGAGGTATAGTTATCTTCTGGTGTGTTCTTGGTTCCCTGCTTCAAACCACCCACCATACAGATACCAATATTACCTGTATTGTGATTCCCCACATGAGCACCCACTCTATGTACCGGTCGCCCAGTTTCAACAGTTCCATCTCGTCTGATCACAAAATGGTAACCAATCCCGTTCCAGCCACGATCCCTATGCCATTGGTCAATTTCTGTTTTACCAATATCCATACTGGGATATGTTGCACTAGCATGAACAGTTAAAAATCTTGGTGGTAAATGTTTCATGATTGATTACCTGATAAGCTGCACGGAACCATCTTCGCTCCGTGTAAGGTCAAATGAAGCTAATTTAGTATGAGTCGTATAGAATGAATGACAAGAATGAGTAACAAATAGATTCAGAGATGCCCGATCGTATTTATACGGGATAAAGATAACCCATGGTCCCCATGCTTGGGGAATGGCAGCTCTTGTACTTAACCGACTTGCCGGGTCATTAAAGACAAAATCTGCTGCGACCGGATGAGTCAATTGGTCTGTTTCAATATACACCATCATATCTCTAAATTTACAAGAACGAACTTTATTCATAGTTCCTGCGATTTGAATACCATTGTTGACTTCATGAATATGCTGAATCTCAAACTCATTTATCACCGGAAAGAATGAAGTCTCTACATCTTTGGCCAAAAACATGGTTGCTAAAACTAAAAGCCACCAAATAGAATTTCTAGTAATCTAAAGCCATATTTTTGGGATTGAATTGGTGACATACATTAAGCGCCCCCTGTGCCATTAAAGATAATATTGAGGCCAGCGAGCACTACAGCTGTGATCACAATCCAAACAAGTTTACTCAAATTTGAGTTGATCTTTGTGAGTTCATCTTTAATGGTTTGTGTGGACTGTTCCAAAAGTGAGATTCTTCTCTCTAGTGCCCAGGGATTAGGTGGCGCCGGAGGTGGTGCACTTTTGTACCATTCGTGGCTATAATCGCCACTCCTTATGTTTTCATCGTTGCCATGCATGGTTGATCTCAAGTGTCGGGGTATAATTGTAAAAATTGTTCTATACTATTTATTGATTTGTGGACACAAAGGTTGACAATTAATCTACTGTGGTATAAAATGATTATGCCAACTTCATTAACATCAAAGGAAATCTATGTTTCGTCTAGCTCTTATTGCCATTGAATCTGGGGCATGTGTTGCCAATCCTGTCTATCAGTCCGAAAAGGAGTGCTTTGAACAGATTGATGTGATCATATCCACACCACGACCCTCTGTTCAGCTAGCCACCGATGTATTTGGTCGCAAGTATATTGTACCATGTGGAGAGAAGACCTTTGTCATGGTTGTTGAACCAGTAGAAGAGGAAGACTAATTATGATTCGTGTTGTGATCCATCATCTTGAAACAGACCATACATGGTATGGTAAACTAGGTGAAGATAAGCACTTTGATCAAGTATCAGAATTGATTGAACAAGTCTGTGAAGCCGGGGAGTATTTTCGACTTGAGACTGAGGTCGATGTGTATGTTTTTATCCCCAAAGAAATGATCCAAAAATGTGTCTTTCGTGTCATAACTGGGATTCCCGATCATGATTGAGATTATCAAGCAACTTGAAGCCACCAATTCCAGAAATGAAAAGGAAGCCATCTTGGCTTCCCTTCCGGGTGACAAGGCAAAACTTTTCAAGTATATTGCCTATTTGGCATATGATCCATCCATTGATTTTTATGTAAAGAATTTCAATGAGGATCGTTCCAATACTGTCCCCTCTATGGTTCTGTCTGAAGCCCTAAAAGATCTAGAATCGATGATTGCCAGTCGAGTCTTTACAGGTAAACGGGCTAAACAATGGATCGAAATGACCTATACCATGCTTGATGATGATACAGCAGAAATCTTTAAACGCGTTATTAAACGTGATCTCCGATGTGGTATCTCTGCAAAGACCGTCAATAAGATTTGGCCCGGGGCTGTCTATGAACATCCTTATATGCGCTGCTCAGGCTTCTCCGAAAAGAATCTAGCCAACATCAGTCTACCATGTTGGTCGCAGACCAAAATGGATGGCCTGTATATTGACATCATGGTCTATGAGGACAAGGTCGTCTATCGTACCCGAAACGGATCTATTCTTGATCTGAATGAAGCCGACTTTGATAGGTCACTTATCATGCACTTCAAGAATCAAGTTCTTATGGGCGAAGCTCTTGCATACAATGAGCTTGGTGAAATGCTAGATCGTCAAACGGGCAATGGCTATCTGAATTCCAATGACATCAATTCTGAACTTGTAAAGTTCTTTGTTTGGGATATGGTTCCCATGGAAGATTTTGAAGCCAAAAAATCTGTTTATCCATATGAAGATCGCTTTAATGATCTATGCAGCAATCTAGACTTCATGGACCATGAGCGGATTGATTCGGTAGACACAGTTCTTTGTCAGTCAAAAGAAGAAATCATTGAGCATTTCCGTATCAATCGTCTTGCGGGTGAGGAAGGAACTGTTCTGAAGGATCTTAAAAAGCTCCAATGGAAATCAGGCACTTCAAAGCATCAAATAAAAGTCAAAGTCATTTTTGATTGTGATCTAAAGCTTGTTGGTTGGAAGGAGGGTGTTGGTAAGTATACTGACATGCTTGGAGCTATCGTCTGTCAATCGTCTGACGGTGACCTTGAGGTTTCCATTGGGTCTGGCTTTACCGACGCTCAGAGAGCAGAACTCATTGGCTCAGTCGAGGATATGATTGAAGAGGGTACTATTGTTACGGTAAAGGCTAATGATGTAGTGACTAATCAAGCCAATCCAGACAAATATGCTCTATTCCTCCCAAGGTTTGTTGAATTCCGAAAGGATAAAACCGAAGCGGATTCTCTGAAGAAAATCCAAGATCAGGTCAAAGAATTTACAAATGCACTAGATATGCTTAAGTAAAGGAAGAGAAGGGGAGTCAATTGACTCCCCTTCTCTTCAGTTCCAAATTGAACTAAACACACCTCTAGCTCGTTCTCTCCATGTTGGATCATGATTTTCTGGACTTGGTGGACTTGATCTAGTTGGAGCACTCATATTATTCACGGTAGTATTATTCACAAGATTGCCTGGGCTCATACCAAGTGCACCGCTACCCCGAGATGATCGTTCATTGGCATCAAGATTTTCAGAAACAATATCAGAATTAGTTCTACCAGATAGGAACATTTCTCGTTCTTGGGCACGTCTGGAAACCAAGCCAGGAAGCTCAGTCATTTGGCCATCTACTCTTGCATGAGTCCAACGATCAAATTCTGCGGCAGCACCCTGAATATCACCTTCATTCAATTTCTTGAGAAGAGTAGAATCTCTAAGCGCACCAGTTCCAAAGTTATATGCAAATGAGGTTAGTGCATCTAATTGAGATTCGTTAATATCAACCCCCACCATAGACATGACGGCTTGTCGCTTTGCGGCCATATCTCGTCTCATTTGCTCAATGGCTTCTTCTTCTGTAATGCTGTCCCCAGGGCGAACTGCTCTACCATTGAGTCTTGTTGAACCATATCCAATAGTCCATACACCCGCTGCATCCAAATAA